TTAATCCGCAATTCCATCCAGTAACTGGTCTTTCGAGAACACGCGCCCTTCAGCTTTATCTTTCTCAGAAAGGGTGAGCAATTTCAGTAACGCAATAGCATTTTCCCGCTCCTGCTGCTGGTCATAAGATTCTATGACATAAGCAGGCACACCATTTTGAGTGACCAGGATGGGTTCCGACAAATCAAGCGTTGCTGCGTTCTTTTTAACGTAGCTGATTGTCTCTATTTTCATGATTCTTTCGCCTAATAATCATATAGCGGTTTTAATATAGGCTATATTTAGACCACCAACAAGCGCTTAGTTTAGCTTGCACTTCAGAGGAATCATTTATCCTTCTGTAAAGTACCGAGATCGTTTTGTTCGTACAGAAGGTCACTTCACCTTGAACCTTTACGCACCTGTGATCGCCTGCCTGAAAACAGCAACGATTATGTGCCAGCCGTCTCGGTTAATTGTCAGACATTATCAACAGTGACTAAGCTAAAAACAAAAAAGCCCGCTATTACGCGGGCTTAAGCTTGTTTTAATGCCTGTTAGTGCAGGACGATCCCTTTTGGGAAATCACTCCCACTCAATTATTTACGGATGATATAACCAATTGACTGGCAACACTTTTTTAAAAACTAAATTTCACCGTACCGTTTTATATACCGTCACCGAAAATTAGTGCCCCGTTTTTTGCTTCTTCAGGGAGTCGTATTGCTGCTCGCAGGATTCTCCTGCAATCCGATACTTTTCAGCCTCAGCTGCTGTTGCGTTGTAAACTCGGTTGCTTTCTTCAAGCATGTCGGCGAGCACACTGATGACCTTGCTGGCTGGCGTGCCAGCGGGGAAAGATCCGGTATAGTGTTCGGCGAGTCGCTTGGTTTTGTCAAGCTCGGCGCGCAGGCCGTCAGCAGCGGTATTAGCATGCTCAGCATCAATACGCGCCACATCAATACGGGATTGTGCTTCACGTTCAATTTGTGTTTTCTCCTGATCACGTTGTGACCTGGCCTTATCATCAGCCTGTTTCTGATCTGTCTGCGCCTGCGCATACCCGGCGGCATACTGCGTTTCACCATGGTTAACCCAGGCTATGCGGCCGCCAGCGGCCAGAGCAGCAAGCATCACGACGATAAGCAACTGTTTCCAGTATGCTTTCACTGCTGACATGATCATAACAGCGCCTTACGGGCAGCGGCATAACGCGCGCGCCGGTCGTCGATACCGTTCTGACCGCCATTGATGATCTGCGTGACCCGCGCCAGGTCACCGGGATACTTCATACAGCCTTTGCTGGCAAAGAACCACGCCGCGCTCCGGGCTGCATACACATCCTGCGCCAGCAGCTCAGGCTGCGATACCAGATCGACCTTCAGCCCGTTGCCGCAGTCGCGGTAATTCGTCAGGCCGGTGATCTGGATAAGTCCTCGCCCGCGGTAATTCCACCCGTCTCCCGGACCGTTATTGCCCATGCGCTTGCTGTAAACGAGATTGGCAATGGCGCGCTGGCGCTCAAGTGGCAGCGATGGTTCACCCTGCCTGCGTCCTAATGCGTTGGCCTGCGCCTGTGTTAAGCGTCCAGCGCGAACGAAATTCGCCAGGCCAGCAATGCTGTAATTCATGCTTTCCACCAGGCGCGAGAAGCTACCGCTTTCATGTCCTGCCTGCGCAATAAACATTGCCTGGTCGTCTGGCTTAATAATGCGGAACTCCTGCATTGCGGCGGTGATATGTGGATACCAGCGTTTAGCCATCTCAGAATTGATCCCGGCGGCGCGTTGAAACTGAGTAATATCCATGGTCATGACCTCGACATTTTAAATATTTGCACCACGTTCCCTTTTGTCTTTATCAGGGCAGCCAGGAACACGCCTTTGATAATCACCTCAGACCAGTCCGCTGAGATGTAATAGCCGTAGAACGTCCGGATCGGTACGCTGGCGGCCACGACAATAAGCAGGTACGCCAGCCATCCACCCCACCACCGGTGGCGGGAACCCTGGCGGCGAAATAGAAGAACCCGGAATGCGATAGCGCCGCAGATTATCGAATTAGCAAGTAGCCAAAACTCATGACTGGTCATCGTCATGCCCCCTGATCAAATCCCGTGGGTTATCAGAACGGTGATAAAGCCAGATGCCAATCCGAACAGCGACAATTGATGCGACAAATGCACCCGAAGAAAAGACAATCCCGCGCTCAAATGAATCAGCTGTAATGGTTGGGATTAAACTGGCTACACCGATGAGAATTGATGCTGTGGGTTTGTAAAAAAGAAGGCCGCAAAGAAAGCTGAGAAAGGATAAAAGCAGTCGTCGTTTTATTGGATATTCTACCGCAGAGGTAACAAATATTACTGCCCCGGCAAGAGCACCAAGCGCAACCTCAGGAGGGACGCCTGCCAGTACAGAGGCCAGCGCACTGAGGCTTAATCCTTGATTTAACGAATCTGCCGTGAGCGTGGCACTCATGATAACCACCGTTTATTGTGCATGATAGCCCCCTTAGAAGATGAGGTCCATCATACACACAAAAAACCGAATATGGATATTATTACCTAAAAAATTACCTTTTAGTGACTATCCATGATATCAACTAGCGCCTGGTAGAACTGATCAGAATGTACTTTTGTGTTTCCCGGTTTTAACTCAAACATGTTAAGCCCTGTAGATGGAAGAACATCTGAAATTACAGAAATAAAATATGGGGAAATAAATACAGCACCAGATTCATGATGGCGTTTCATCATGTTTATATACCCACTAACACTGAGATCTGACATAGGGTTGATCTCATTTATAGCATACCTTTTCCATTTATTACGTGCTGCCATTTTAAAAAACTCATCACTAAACGCTGCCCCACCATAAAGTGTTGTACCTTGTGAATAATATCTATTCTGCTTTTTAGATAATAATTCAGATGTTATTTCACTATTCCAAGAACCATTAATTTCAGTAGTTATTTGATGAGAAAATATCAACTGTTTAGGAATATATTTACTGGCAATAATGGCAAAATGTGAAATGTAATCAAAAACAGTCTTACTTCTATAATCATTCCAAAGCTCTGATATTGGATTATAAAATACATCCTGTGAGTTCACTGGACCATCTACAGAAATTTTTGTATTTTCATTATGCAATTTAATTGTTGAATCACTATCAAATATAACATTTGACTTACTTTGTTTTCTGTCTACGTATGTGAATAGCCTTTGATCAAGCAATGACTCATCATTACCACACTTTTCAATTAACCATATTTTATGTATCCCATAGTCCATTTTTCTAAAATCTATAGAATACCTAAAACCAACATTGGGATTTTTGCTACCAATAGCCTCAACAACATCAGTCCTGTTTAGACCATATTCCGCATCACCAGAATACTTACCATCGATATATACATTCAATTTGAAATCACAGTTTCTTTTCTCTGTAAGCCATCCATATAGATTAAGAATACCAGAAGAGTAAACATCATTATGTTGAAAAAACGAACTTAGCACGTCTTTTCTTATATTCTTACTGGGTGGTTCTACACTTTCAAAAGAACTGAAAGAAGATCCAGCGAAATCATTTAATTCTGAAATATTTTTAAATCTTTCCGTCAAATATTCAGTAAATCCTTTTTTTGATGATGGAGAATAATCAGATATCTCGTTCATATCTACAGAGTATGAAGGGCCTGCGAGTATGTCATTGTTCATTTGATGGACTTCTCCAAGTAGAGAGACACCAACAATTCTACCAGGATACTTATTTACTATATTACTTATCTGTTTTAAGGCAGATATCATAACACTCTCCCTATACTTAAATATAGGAGAGGTTACATCTGAAATATTCCATGGGATTACTGGATAACCGAAATAGTCAGAGATTTTCATCGGACCGTTTGCATTCCACATTATATTTCTTGAATCTTTTGCTAACTCTTTAGACATTTCAACATTTGAGTCAGTGAAATGGTTCAGAGAAAGATAAATGTTTACAGGCCTGTTAATTTCACTTATAACATTTAGGTCATGGCGTAAAAATTTTTCGTTAATGACCCACTCACCATTGCTGTTTTTCTGATAGTAACGAAATAAAGGCAATGTTAATGTATACCCTAAAGCAAAATCACCACTATATACTTTTCCTTTATCAATCTTATTCAAAGCATTTTTTATAGTATCTGCGGAGTCTTCATTATGGTTAAAGCAAAATCTTGCTGCATCTTCATTATTTTTAACTGAATCAGAATGGAACGCTGACTTACAGAATGCGCCACCATCTATGTTAGGAGTTATGTATGTAACACCAGCAATTGCATGTAACGATATGAAAAATAGTAAAGTAATTATCCTGCGCATTTTTTGTTCCCTTTTTGCAAATGCGCAGATAATATCACCTTGATAATAAACTATCCATATGAATCATAAGTTGCACATCATAAACATAGCCAACTCATCGTATCGAATGCCGTACAGATCGCCAGCGGCTTTTACCAAAGTCTTACCCGTGCTTACTGATACTTTTCTGGTTACAGCGCGGGTTACTTCTGTATACGTCCCATCATCCTGTTTTATGCGACATACTTCATCCTGAGTTACTTCCTGCTCCTCATAAGTGTCTTCGTAAATATCATCCCAGGTGTCGTGACAGAAAAATGCGTATTTTTCTGCATCCAGCCCGTGGGATATCAAAATGTCACGCACAGTCTGAGCACCAACACCAAAATGATATCTTGCATCAGATCCTTTATCTGATACGGCATCATTAAACTGAAATTTTCTGATGACGTTTTTTATTTCTTTAGCCGCAGATTTTTCAGCATCACTGATGTCGAGGAATGTTTTCAATCGCTCATCTGACGTGTTAATACTTCCGGTTGAAGCATAAACAGTATTACACCTAAAAGACGGTGATGCTATATTTTGAGTGGCATCAGTCTGTGGACGAAACGTTCCTGTTTCCCATACCCACTTGAGTGTATTTGAAAGAACAAGGCCAAAAGTACTTGCGCTGATGGCCCGCAGGGAAATCTGATTGACACCATCAAGCGCAAAGTTTATTGCGCCATACTGACTGTCAGAAGTTGACCCACGGTTAGTAGTAACTGTGCCGTAAACATCAACATTAAAACTACTTTGATGAATAAGGTAGTTGCAGTTTACATTCTCAAAACTAATTGCTTTATCTATAGGCGCAAGTGAGTCCGGGGAAAACCTGATTCCATACCCAATAGAAGATGCAAGCCCGTTTGTGGATGTAGTGACAATGTGAGATGCGATTCGATTTTTATTTGAGTCAAGACCAGTAGCTCGGACATCGAGTTCCTGAGTTATTGAACTGACGGTTGGGTCTGCTGTGTAGTCAATAAGTTCAACTACCTGACCAAAAACTTTCCCTGTCGCATTCTTTGTAGCCTGAAAGTAAGATGCGCAATCTTCCGAAGCATTTGCAGATGTGCGGTAGCTGTTAAGTTTTCCAAGTATAGCCCACTCGTAACTAGTACCACCTGCGCGTGCCTCTACGTCAGCCTGAAATGTTGCATTAACCCACCCTGTTGTACCGCCAGTATAATTAGCAACTTTGCGAACGCGTAATGGTGCGGTTCCTGTGGATAACGGGTTAGAGTTATCTACTATGGTTGATTGCTGATAACGATTCCATACCACACCTGGTAGATTGAAAATACCCGATGAAGGCATTCCACCGCGAGAATTCCAGACAACATTTTTTGTTCCAGTAATAGCGCCAACAACATAAACTCCCGGAGGAATATCAATCAGTCCATTTTCCGAAATGTAATTATATGCAGCCTTAAATGCCGAAGTATCATCAGTGGTTCCTGCGACTCTGGTAGATAAATCCATAAAGTCAGTGACTGATACTGTTTCCGCATTTTTTGAGTGCTGTGTGCGTGAAATTGCACCAGTAAAAGGTTGTTTTACTTTAACTAGAGCATCACCTTTCCCATCTTCATCACTTGTAAGTTGCAGCAAAACATCGGTGGCACTTCCCGAGGGTGGAGTGATAACCACGGGAGATCCCACAGAGTCAAAAGCTACCACTTTGTTTGCACGGTCTGATATTGAGGGGAGGGAAAAAACAGAATCAGGTGTCCTCAACGTTTTTCCAAATACTGAATCCGTGTAGTTTTTTGTAGCCGCGTCCTGGGCCAGAACCGGATCTCCAAGGTTGCGTATTTTGTTTGTCAGCGCATCATAGTAGATTGAGATAGTAGATGGCTTGCGCAGAGCAAGAGAGAATCCAGACCATACCTGCTGTATCAGCATGGTCAGTTTATCTAATGCATCCTCATGAACTTCCGCAAAAAACTTCCCCTGGTTTCGCAGGTCTGTTTCCTGGATAACCGGAAGATCACGCTCAATAGAGATGCTACACCCGTTACCCAGTGGGGCAGATAAAATCACCGTGCCGCCAGAGTAGGAGCCAACACCGGACACTGTGTAGTCAGTGTCTAAGGTAAGTGTACGCAGCGTGGCATTGGTATCACTGGTTATAACCAGTAAGTCGCTGGCCTGAAAAATCCTGAACGCATAAGGGAAAGTGGTGGTGACACCGTTGCCAGTGTACTCGTTGTGGTTAACTTCGGTCGAGACCGTCATCGTCAGTTCTCCAGATGATTGCTGCGCCCGGCGCGCGGCCATATCTGATTATTCTATAACCCGCCAATCCGTATATGAATCAAACATGATAACAAATCAAATATTATTACCATTAAGGTAATTATCGTTTGTGCTGGATAAAAGCCCTACCATTTGGTATATGTATATTCATACAGTACATTCATGGAGACGATGTTATGCCACGTCCGTACAACAAGCCGCTCAAGGATGGATTTTCAAAAGAAGTACACACGCCGGGAGGCGTATTATCCCTTGTAGAGAATTCCCAACTTATGGAATTGCTTAGAGAACTGGCTGATGACGGGCATGATGTAAGCGGGGCAATGGCCGAGCTGGTAGCACTGATCAACTACGTGGTTAGTTCCAGAGTGTCACTTGATGATGTGGCGACACACCTGGACTACTGCGCTTCAATTATCAGGAAGCAAACCAGATAAAGGCCGATTACCGGCCTTTATGGTGTCAGCTTAAAATTGTGAAACGCCGAGGTATCCTGCTACACCAAATAACAAAATCACAACAGCAACAGAGAATTCGCCATTATCTAATATATCTTTTCTATTCAAGAAGATAAGAATAAAAGTAATGGCTATTGTGAAACCTAAAACCCACATCACATACTCCTATTGCGGCGTAACATCCTGCGGTCGCCACCAGTATGTTTGATTAAAGTTCTTCTTCGATCTCTGCTCTACCTTACGCAGGTAGCCAGGCGAGAAGTATTCCTGCAACTGGTTAAATATCATATGGTCAAGCGCTGCTTTTGCATACCACAGATTAGCGCCGGGAATGAGCCCCTTACCAAGTTTCACCAGATCGCCGCCAGTCTGTTCTGGTTTGCCTTCAACAGCATTAAGCGGAATGCCCTGCCCCAGCTTAACCACGTCGTCCACCAGTCCTGCCACCGGACCGAGCATTGACGCCAGGGCACCACCGCCATAGCGCGTGTGGTCTGACAGCAGGAAGTCGCCATATAACCCGAGGCCACCGCCTTTCAGCAATGCACCGAGCCAGAATTTTGGCGCATCCTCGCCGGTCATCTCACGCGGGTTACGTCCGGATGCCATATCGTTTAATTGCTGCGACAGTGCGCCAAGGATCGTTGTGCTGGCGATAAACGTACCGATATAGGCAGCACGACCACCAGCGGAAGGCATACCCATGGCTCGAGACCAATGTCGCATGACCACCGAGATTGGGAAGCTCTTGAACAGGAACACGCTGCGCACAAGCTCGCCTTTCCAGGTTCCGCGTTGCAGGCCGCCACCGGTGATCATCTGCTCTCTGGCGCCAGGCGTAATCACCGCCATGTCCACCTCTTCCGCCACCGCGCCAAGCAGCTTACGCATAGCCTCGAATTTAACCCGCTCCGGCGCGCCCAGGTGTTTAACCGCGTCGTCAGGAATGCGCATAATGCTTTCCGGTGTTAGCATGGTGTTGTTGCCTTTTCCCCAGTCTTCCTGGTCTGCCAGTTTCCACACGCTGAAATCCTGCTCGGTAATGCCCTTGCTTTTCAGAATACGGAAATCGGCGTCATCGAGGCTGCGCAGATCCGGCGATCGTGAAACGACCTCGCCCAGGCTGCCCATCATCGTTACGCCGTAAGCACGCTTATGCGCGTCTGACCATGCGGTAAGACCGCTGGCCCGCATTACTGCGGTTGCAGCCCACCGCGCTTTAGACGGCCCCATATTATCCATTGCCCAGCGGTTAACGCTGCCCAGCAGGGACTCCATCGCCAGACCGGCGCGGCGTGCGCGGGCCAGCTCAGTACGGTTTGTCGGGTCCATCGCTTCGAGCTGGTTTCGGAAAAGCTGGTTCATCGGCAGGTTAGTGACCTTCGCCGAAAGGTACATGGTGCCCAGGTCAGAGAACGACGCGAGCAGCGCAGAACCCAGGCGGCTTGCCACCAGCCAGTTACGGATGTTGTCTGACCACTGCGCTATATGAGGGTTGGCTATTGGCTGCGTCTTACCGGAAATAAAGTTGTAAAGGTTCTCTGTGCTGTTTGCCAGGCGCTTTACTTTCCCGGTGCTCTGCGGATTCGCCGTGGCGGTCTCTGCTGTCACCTCATCAAGGATGGAGCGAAATACATGATCCGGGTTGGGCCCGTATGTTTCCACCAGCGCAATATCTTTGCTGATGCCTTCGAGGTGCCCTACCATCACTTCCCACAGCGAGCGATCCCCATACTGATTTTGGTATTCAAGGTAGGAATCAGCATCCTTAAAATGAATCTGGCGGGACGCATTTCCGCGATTGGCACGGGCTCCGGACAGGCGCAGACCGGAATCGCTCAGCTTGTTCAGCCCACCAGTAGCAATCGTGTTGTATGCCTCGCCGAGGAAAGCCGTAACCTCTGCGTCGCTCATCAACTGGCCATCCTCCTTGATGTAATATTTTCGGTCCAGTTTGCCGATCACGTCGCTTACCCACTGCTCGCGCGTCGCGCGCCCCACTTTTTCCATTGAGTGGTGTTGAGGGATGCCCCAGTTTTCCAGATAGCCGATATCACCACCTGCATCGTTGAACCGGCGGCGCAGTAGTTCAGTAACGTCAGCCCAGGCCTTTGCCCCCTTCTTAGCCTTGACGTTGCCCGTGTCCTGCCCGCGAATTTCGAACACCAGATCACGGACTCCCTTTTCATCTTCGAAAAGGTGGAAAAAGCGGGGATCAACGGCTTCAAACGCTTCCTGGATTTGGCTGAGCGCATAATCACGCGTGGCCTTTCCGCGCGACTCGACAGACAGGAAATTCGATTTCCCGTCAGCACTGAATGCGATGGTGCGATTAAGTGCCCCCAGCTTTCCGTCGGTGCCCTGGTAGCTGTTAATGAATGCGTCAAGGCGCTGGCGTGCGGCAATGGTCAGGGCAACACGGCGGCGCTTCAGGCCAGCTTCCTGCTGTAACTCGTTAGCCGCCAGTTGTCCGGCGCGGCGCAGTCGTTCCGCATCAGTCATCTGCCGCCAGGATGCCGGATCATTACGTGCAAGCTGGCGCATATTGCGGTAAATGCGATCTTCGATATTCTGGATTTCGCGAGCGGTAAGGGTGCGCTGCGCTGCCTGTTGTACTGCGTTAATACATTCCTGGCGCATGAATAATTATCCTCTCAAGAAACACGCTACAGCCACATCAAACAGGCTGGAATCCTGTATCGCCTGCTCATTCTCGCGTTTTGCCTCTTCCAGAACGTCGCGAGCGATGCGGGACTGCGGATTGCCGTCATCATCAAGTACCGTGATCAGCATGTCCGGCGATGCCGCCAGTGAATCTTCCGCAAACTGAAGGTCAATGTCATGGGTGGATTGCTGGTCCGTTTTCGTCAGCATGCGAGTGTTATTGAGCGGCGCAGCCTCATCTGCGGTTAACACATCTGCGGTTTTGTAATAGGCCATCGCCTGAGTATTCAGATCCGTTTCCGTCTGCTGCCTGCGCGCCAGTTCTGCCCGCGCCTCAAAGTTAGCTCCGCCGGGTTCATGCGGTGCCAGAACGGTTCTGGCTGTTTCCAGTCGGGTGGTTGTTTCACTGATTCTTTGATCTACAGCCCGCAGTCGAGTTTGCTTATCTGCCCTTGCCTGCGCCAGCTCCTTCCCACTTCCGCCAGGCTCCTCTGCCAGAATGGCGGCCCGCTCTTCATTAAGATTGCCAAGTATGCGTTCGCCATTGGCGATCTCAGACTGAAGCGCTTTGCGTTCGCCCAGCGGCAATACCTGCGCCGCCTGTTCTTCCAGAATGCGTGTCTCCACGGCGCGGGAGGTGGCACCTTCTTCTGCGTTAAATAACGATTCGTCTATGGCCTGAGATATCAGGTTACGCCTGGCAGGAACTGCGCTGAAATCGGCAGCATCGGCAATGCTGGCCACGTCTACGCGGTTTCCCTCGCTCACATCACGCATTGCTTTTTGCAGTGCCTGAATATGGGCGTTGCGTGAAAGAACATTAACCGGCACGCCTGGCGCCACATCGAATTCAGCATGCTGTGATGCATTGGCTGCCAGCGCAGCATCCACATCAGCGGACGAAAACTCCGGAGGGCGAACGGCTTCGCCCCGGGCATTCACGAAACGGCCTATGCCACCGAAAGCGACGCCCAGCACCGCATCGATCGCCAGCGCCTGGCGGTCAAATACATCATATTGCGCTGCCATCTCATCATAACCGCCGCTCCGCAGCGTAGAGGCAGTGAGACCGCGCTGAGTCATGCCAAAAGCAACGTTTGTTCCGGCGGCGTATGCGATATCCGGCGCGGCGCGGGCGGTGGACGCCAGCACGTTACGCGCTGCACTTTCACCGCCGCGGGCAATCTGCGCGCCAATGCTTTCCGCCAGCGCGCCGCCAGCGCGCAGGCCCAGACTCATTGGGATCAGGGTTCCGGCACCGGCGGTAATACCGTGAACCAACGCCACGTCCTGAGACGTGGACACATCAACGCCAGCAGCGCGGAGCCGTTCGAACTCTGAAAAGCCCTGTCCGGAGGTTACAGCAGCCGCACCAACAAGAGGCCCGCCAAGCGCAGTACCCACCACCGCCTGCGATCCCATATCAAACAGACCGTTAAGTACCTGCCCGGCGGTGCCGGTTGTGGCGGCGTCTGGCGTGAGCCGCTTTACCTGTTCCTGCGCCAGTTTTCGCTGTTCTGCGATAAACTCCTGTGACGTGTCACGAACTGGCGTGTTTTCGTTGATGAACTGCGCGATAGGAGAAACAACGGTATCAACACCAGCCCAAAGCAATTGATCTGGTTTCGCCACCAGGCCAGAATAAAGCCCGGACAGCGCCGCACCTCCGGCATTGTCAAAGAATCCGACATCGTTATCGCCAGATACACCAGCCGGATTTGACGCGGCAGTATCCAGTTGCTGGTTCTGATTTACCGTATTGAGCCCGAAATAACTCATTGTGGGATGCCTCCTGCAAAGCGCTGGCGCTGCTGAGTAAGGTCAAGGATCACTGGTGTTCCGTCATCCTTCAGAAGGTATCCGGTGCCGAGTTTAATCAGGTACTGGCTGTCACCGTAACTTTGCAGACCATACTGGCCTTGCGGTGCCTTGATACCGGCTTTGACTATCTGGTTTTCCCACGCCTGGTTCACCTGCTTATCAAATTGCTCGGACGACATTCCCCACGGCAGCAATACGTTGCCCATGCCGTTATAGTCATACGTTCCGCCTGTGGCCACGTTGATTGCCTGCTTCCAGACGTTATTATCCAGTTCACCTGAGAAATCGCCTTTTTTAGCCATGACGCCAGCGTAATAATCTTTCGCTACCTCATAAGCCATGGTTGCGCCCTGGGCATCACCAGCAAATGCATCCTGTACCGTGTCGGTAAATTCCAGGCGCATATCGTTTTCTTTCGGCATCACCATACCTTTCACATCTTTACTGCCTTTGCGTGCCGCTGCACCAGCCAGGATTGTCTGTGACGCAATGTCAGGAGACACGTTTACGTCAGGGTTAAACCAGTTTTTTTCCGCCACCATGCCGCCAGGCTTATCCATCAGAATGCCAGCCACAGCCGCCGATGGCGCGTTTACGCTGATCTGCTGTAGTGCGGCCATATAGGTTTTACCGCCACCAGTGCTTTTATGAATGGCGTCAAGATAAGCGGACTGCTGGGAGACTGGCGCGTCACGGAAGAATGCACCGATCTGGTTTGCTTCATCTTTGGAAAAGAAGGTCAACGGCGTGTCGTATGACTGCGCCAGGCCTTCAACCTGCGAAGCGCGGAGGGCGATTGTTTCGGCGAAACCAGCCTGGTCGTTAAGGTTGATGGGCTTTGACTGCCCGGAAGCAAGGGAGAACTGTACCGGATCTGCCTGCCTCTGGCGGATAACCTCACCGGCAGCACGCACAACGGCGTCATACGTCTGGGCGCGCGCTGCATACCCTTCTCCTGTTTCCCCGGTTCCAGGCTCAAGCCCCTTAACGGCAGCCTCAATACTTTTGGTTGGGAGCGTGCGAAACGTGCCGATATACTGGCCGGCGATCTGGTTATTGCGGAATTCTGTGTAGCGGGCGTTACCCTCGCGCACCCCGTAGGCCGCCATAAAATCGGTCTGTGATGGGGCGTTGGGAAACTCAACACCGCGCTGATATGCAGCATTGGCATCACGCACGCGGCCATCCAGCAAGGCACGGTATTCGGCCTGTTGCTGGTTGCGCATCTGTTCTGACTGGCGAAGGAAAGCCGCCTGTGCCTGAGGGCTGGCCGCGTCGAATGCGGCGTTGCCGGAATAGCGTTTGTTGCTGGTCGGTAGATCGGTAACGCCCAGGGCAGCATTGACACCAGTGCTGATCTGCTGCGCGCTGTATGGCTGCTCTCCGTTTTCGTGATGGATTATCGCGGCGCAAAGCGCTTTCAGGGTATCAGGATCAGAGGCATTAACAGGCTGATCTGGCTCCACGCCAAGTTGTGCGCTCACGGCCTGGATATAAGAGGCGGTATCATTGTTATCTTCAGGCGGTGCCCAACGGTTGATGATGTCGTTAACCGTGTCCACGCCCTGTTTCTGGTAGGAAATCAGGTTGCGACCCAGCGCCCGTATACCATGCTCAGGCGTCTCGAATTTGGCAAATCGACCATCACTACCCGCTTGCCCTACCCACGGGTTAGTGTCGCTGTACTCAAGGTTACCGGGGTTATTGTTGCGGATGCCACGAACACCCGCGGCACCACCTGATACCGCACGGCGAGAACCGGCAGTTGTGTCGCTCAGCTCGCCGTTGCTCTCGATAAACCCGATCGCGTTATTGGCAGCCCATTGGGACAGCGCGGCATCTGCCGACTTCTCTTTGAATTCGATTTTCTTCGCCTGGATTTGCTCATCGCTCCATCCATGCGCGGCGCCGTACTGCTCAATCTGCTGGAACGTTTGTTGATTAGCTGAGACGTAAGCGGCGTTGTCGCCGTACATGCCTGCTGCCATCTTGCCGTTGTTCAGTAAGGTTGCCTGAAACTGGCCTTCTTCATAATCGTTGATTTGCCCGATTTCATGCCGCCCGGCCTGACTGGCAAACTGGATGCGTTGCTGCTGCGCCTGCTGCAAAAAAGCATTTCGTGATTGCTCATCAGGGAGTGACCCGGCGATCTGCTCGACCTGAGCATCAAACTGTTGGGTATACACCTGGCCTTTGCCAATGGCGTTTTTTCCCTTCAGGTTAAGCAGACCCGTTTCCGGGTTCGTCATCAAATCACTACCGATGGCGCTAAGCTGCAACGAGGCATCCTGTGCCATTGCGACATTAGCACGCTGTTTGGCTTCCGCAAATGCCCCCATGTATTTGTCAGCGGCGTCGGCAACCAATGCGCCGGTCTGCGGAACCTGAAATGTGTTGAATCCACCGGACTGAACGCCACGATTTTCAACCTGGCGCCCGGTAACTGTCGGTACTGTTGGCATTTTCTTATCTCCCTGTCCGGGTACCGACGGCGGCGCTTATCGGCGCGGCGCTTGACTGAGTGAACGGCGACCATGTGCCGCCACCCATCTGATAAGCACCATAAGCCTTCAGGGGAGTGGTAAGCAGCGTGTTCATTGAGTTAGCGCTGGCTGCTTCCTGTGCTGCATTACCCTGAGCTATAGCATTCATGCCCTGAACCTGATAGCCATACGCTTCGCGTTGCGCGTTGTTTACCGTCGTCAGCGCATCCAGAGTGCCGAATTGCGCGGTATCAGCGAAGATATCCAGCGCGTTGCCGCTACTCAGCTCCGCGCCAGTCGCGCCCATTGTTGCGGCCTGCGTACCCTGCCGCTGTCGCATTTCACGTCTACGTTGATCCGCCGCGATGTTGCCACGGTTAACAGCGTCCTGCGCTTGTGCCTCAGCAATGTCTGCATTCTGATCTGCAACTGCCGACTGATATTTTGACTGTTGTCTTTGACTCTGCGCCTGCATTGCCGCCGACGCCACCGTGACGGCCACTAAAGCGATTGCCGGGTTACACATTATTTTCTCTCCATGTGGAAACGGTGGAAGTTCAGGCCAAGCGCACCATACGGCGCTGGCGCTTCAAGATGGAAGCCCAGCCAGTGAAGCCAGGCTTTGGCGGTGTAATTGCGCTCATCAACGTAATTTTCGAGACGCGGATAAACGTCTAACATCGCCTGCAATGCATGACGGCTGCCGCGCAAAAACGTTTTCTGATATTTCTCAACCAGATGCGTGCTAACCAGCCAGGGGATGCCGTTGCCGCCGATCATGGATGCAGGGGAAACACCAAATATCGTTACCAGTTCGCCATTGGCAAACCCTGACCATGCCATAGTTGCCGTGCGGATCCCCACGCGGATTGCATCCTCGGTGCTCATCAGCGATACCGCGTAAAGTTCGTCAATGTCCGCCGGCCGCACATTTGGCAGGATTAACTGGATGTGATCTTCAGTAGCGGGAAGTAACTGAACGTCGATCATCAGAATCCCCCCACTGTCAGGCGAGGAATAACGGCCAACACTGATACCGGAAGCGGATCGGTCTGGCGGATTTTCACACGACTGCTTTTACCCCAGATACTGTCGAGTTTAATTTCAACTTTGCCCGTGGCGTCGTTAACCGGATCGTCGTAAAACTCGAATTCCCGCTGTGGGTATTCGTACCATTTTCCGCCAGGCGTGGTTGCCCATATCCCGCGGCTGGCATTAACAATGAGGGTGACGGACGGCAGGATCTGCTTTTTATCGAGCAGTGTTTCCTGACCGTTAATATTGATATCCAGCGTTTCAAACTGGGCATTTATTGGCAGGCCAATGTGGACAACTGCGCCAGGCTCCTGCAGCGTGACAGCACCGCCGGTAACCACCTTTTGCGGTTCAACGTTGGCATCAGAAAGAATATTTACTGTCTGGCCCTCAAGATGAGAGAGGCCATTAAATTTGCGGAGCGCCAGACTCCAGTTAGTTGTGGGGGCATCTCTTAATATTTCAGGTACGTTCCTGTTAACTTTGACCGTAACAACGTTAGGACTGACGTACTCTACAATTTCGCAGCGCAGGTTCATGTCCACTGGTTCGCCAGTTTTCTGATCTGTTCCGGTATACGGAAACTGGATTTGTGCGCCAACGTATATCGATGAGAAATAATCCCCACCGCTAACAGTCAACGTGTAGTCAGTCTGGTAACTCCATTCTCCAGTGCCACCACTAATAGTGGCTGTTCTGGAACTGTAATTACGTCCGTCATAACTCAGACCGCAATCAACAAAAAATGCATCCTGATCATCTGTAAATGTGCGGCTCGAAAGGCGCTCTATATAACGAACTGTCTGGCCGTTGATGATGCGGTTGACGACGAAGTAAACAGCATCTTCCCGACCCTCACTGATACAACAAGTGCTTTCAAACTTACCCGGACCTGATTGCGGAGCCCATGCAAATACCTGCTGTTCACGCAGGTACGTCATCACCATTAAAAGGCCATCCTCGCGGCAGCACCAGGCGGCTGAATACGGGACAATAGAGAATGACCAGTCGACCAGCGAATGTTGCTGAAAAAGATGATTAGCTAAAATAGTCAGATCGCTGCCCTGGTATCCATCCACATCGAATGAGTAAGCTAGGTCTCGTACCACGCTGCCCTTTTCCTGAATAAAAAGAGCAATATTTGCAACTGCGATTGGTGGGACATTGCTTGATCCGTTAGAGCCCTGTGAGCTCATGGCAAATGACCCCGGCGTGAGGACTTTATTCTGGTCACCGGTAACGGAATACTCGCCGCCGGAAGTGAGTACAACGAGCGACCCGACGTCAATCATGTGTCTGATCTCGTTAACCTGCCGTCCGGCGTAGGTATAGATAATTCTGTCATCGTCCTGGAGCGGTATATTTTTACCGAAATCCTTATAGTCGCCTGTACGACTACCCCAGATGGTTTGAGGATATGCAGCCGACGCGGCAAAATATAAACGCTGTTGATAATAAACGACCGTGCCTGGGTAACCGTTTACGCTGTTCCAGGCATAACGGGCCCATTTGTAGCTGGCGTTTGCACTGCCAACAACATTTGATGGGATCCTTGATATGACAGTAGCGGTTGCTGTAGTGCCGGACGCAGCTGTTATTCTTACAATGCCGAAACCGCTGTGAAGATATTGCCACTGGACACCGGTCGCACCTGAACCGCTTCCGCCCCATCCATCCCAGGACATTCCTTCGGTGTGAGATGGTCTGAGCGTGCCAGTTTTCCCGGCAGTGTTGGCACGATAATAGTTACTGTCTGCACGGCGCACGTCATCGACCAACGTATCCTTACTTGTTTCCCATACCGGAACCGCGTCAATCGCTGGTTGCTCAAGATAAAAAAGTTTCCCTGCCTGCTCAGCCCCAAAAATTGGCTGGCTGGCGGTGAGCGTTACAACTCCAGTTTCGTCACTGGCATAAACAGTGATCGCTTCGTTAACGTTGATATCTTCGAATGGACCGTTCTTCGTTTCCACATCGACTATCTGCCAGTTGTCATGCGCGTACCGGCGTAATTCTTTTGGCGGGTATGACGGGTGAACGATCGTTAAAACGTCCGCACTCTGCGTATATTTAATCCGGAACAGATCGGCTTCTGCATAGGGCATAGCCAGTTCATAAATCACATTGCTGCTGTTCAGAACATAAGCGCCATCCTTGATAACGCGCATGTATCCGTGACCAAACTCCAGCGCATACGTCTGTACGGTTGAGAACTGAAACGGGATGAGTCGGCATTTGCGATTGGGATATTTTGCTGCGCCAACAAAACGCGTGCCAGGGCGGTTCTCAACACCGCCGTATTGCCGCACGATGAAATTATCGCACTTGCGCAGCGCTATCTGATATTTAGCCATATCAATGCGGCCGTACAGAGACGGGCCAATTTCACCACCAGCGAATGACGGCTGGATCCAGCTGATAGCCATTATGACAACCTCGCAATGGTGAATTCGCTTTCAGGCTGAACCGGCTCCTGCGACTCGTTCATGCTGTGAGAGCCCGCGCTGAGAATGACGCGATAGTACATATTCAATGCGTTGTTACCGAGATCAGCACTACCAGTCAGTGCCATGTTGATTGCGGCCGCCAGCCTCCAGGCAAGAGCCTCCTGAAAAATCGCATCAAACATGTTCACATCCGTGATGCGGGTGACGTATTTCAGCCAGGCCTGCGGCTGGTCCGTATAAATCAGCTTGCCGGTGCCATCGGAATCCGCGCCAACTTCATACTGCACACGCATATCAGCTGTTGGATTACGCACACCTGGCAGCATGATTGCGGTGATGCGAAGGCAGTCTGTCGGATAACGGTAAGCGTATTGCCAGTCTGGCGGCGGGCTGTTTGTGTCGGCCAGTGCCACGCGCTTAGTTGCAAAGTTCCAGTCGAAATCGGACAGCACCGCGTCGCGGCAGGCGTCAAAATGCAGGGAGCATTCGCCCGCTTCTTTGCTGGCCTCGTTCAGGCTGTTAATGCTGCGGCTGTTACCAATATTGCTCAGCGCCCGGTTGCAGATCTCGATAACGGAAGGCATTACTCACCCCCGGCGCCGTACAGTGTTTCAGCTGCGCTTTTCTGTTCCTGCTGACTGGCTGCGGCGATAGCCATATCAGTGATCTGCAGGCTGGCATCATGGCGGGGGCCGTCTTCGCTTTCGCGTGAGGAGGTGCTTTTGATAATGGCGCGGGCAGTAATCATGACTTCAGATCCTACCGGCTGCGGCGTGGCGCCCAGTTTTTTCAGGGTTTCATTATCAAGATTGATGCACAGCCCCCAGGGGTAATCGTCGCGGCTCTGCGTTTTACCGCTTTCGTCCTGGTAGGTATCGGTGCCGGTTTTGAGGTTTACGAGTTCCATAATGCGCTCCTGCAAGAAAGGGGCCGAAGCCCCTCTGTTCAACACCTGAGGCTTAAACGCCCAGCTCTTTACGCTTATCGGCGATACGCTCTTTCAACGTTTCGGCCTTCATGTTGCCGGGCTTCTCGTTGAAAAGGTCTTCGTACTGCTGTCGAAGCGATGCCAGATCGTCGCTGATAGCGCCGCTGGATGCTTCGTTAGAGCCATCATCCAGCACGGTCGCGGTGACGGGTTTAGCGTCATGGAAAGACTGGCCGTGCTTTTTCACGGCTTTCTTCTTGGCAGCCTCTGCGGCATCGTTGAGCGGCTCCAGTGCACTGCCCGGTTCGCCGTCGTATTCCACTTCCGCGCCTTCATCCAGCAACTGGTTGCCGATAAACGACAGACGCAGAACGCGGTACTTCGCTTTTTCCTGAGTCATTTACTTATTCCTTAACCAGTGATTTTGGAACGGGTCGCGTAGAACGTGGTGTTATTGCCATCCACATCCAGATTGATACCCGAGGTGAAAGCGCCGGCGGTCAGCGGCCCGGTGCCTACGACATAGTTCAGACGCAGATAGCGCTGAACACCCTGGGGGACTTTTTGGGAAACGATGCGTTTACCAGCGGTCAGCGCGGCCAGCGCCAGATCGCCGGAGCTCGCAATGGTCGTCCAGGTGGAGTTATCCGGGCTGGTCTGAAGGTTGATGTTAACAGTCGCGGCCCCGGCGGCGGTCGCCGTGGTATTGACGTTAACGAACCATTCCAGCGGCTCACCCACGCCGATGTCGCGGCGCGTGCCGTCAATCGGGCCAAGGTCAATCACATCAGTCGAAGCAGCAGACGCCGTAACCGCCTGTGATTCGGAGAACATCAACAGTTTGTCGAGGATCATCTCTTTATCTCCATTTATGGGCCCGTTAAGGCCCATTCGTTAATGACAGGCGTTACACAACGCGGGATTCAGTTTCCAGAATCGCGTCGGTTTCACGGATTGGGATGCCACGGAACGTGGTCCAGAATTCGCCTTCGGTCTCTTTGACGGACAGCGCCAGCGACGCTTTGTCCAGAGACTGGAGGTCAAGCGCCTGGGCAATGGTGCGGTTCATATAGAACACCGGTTTGCCCATGCCACGGTTCGGGATGCGATGCAGTGCGGCTACCATCAGTTTTACGATGTTGGCTGCGCTGCCGCCGCTCAGATCACTGACATCGATATTCGCGATGCGAACCACATAGCGCCAGTCGCGCAGAGCAAGGCCGTTATCCCACTTATAGTGGGTACGATAGCCCTGGTATTTGCCGCCATTGGCATCGATAAGGGTTTGCTCACCCAGATCCTGGTGCTGCAAGCCAGCTTTCTGGCCTTTCGGGAAGATGCCATGCACCGTGTTTTCACCCCAAACCACCAGCCAGATAGAAGTGTTATCGGTACCGGTGCCGCCAGCGTCGATAATGTTCTGACCGTTACCGGCGGATTTGCTGGAGTAGCGGGAAGAAAGGCCCATGAATTGCTGCGGGTTGACACTGGTATCACCGTAAAACAGCGTTTGCGCCATCTGCTGGTTCATGCCTTCAATGAATGCACGGTCTTCCGACAGACGAAATTCGGCGGTATTGCCGTTCAGATCTGCCAGCGATTTATCTACCTCTGCGTAGGTTTCCAGCATACCGACAGTATCGGTAACCTGCGCAGTGGTTGATTTACCCTGCGGAACGCCGTAGTTCAACAGTCGCCACGTAGCAGCGGGCAATCCGGTGCGGATAGTGGTGCGGTGCCCGGTAGGCAGGTTGCCTTCGACAAACGGCATATCCTGAAGGATCGGGTTAGTTTGACCGAGAAGCTCGATAATTTTATCAACCTTCCCGTTGGGATCTACGCGCTTACCCCAGTCTGCCAGCGTCAGCGCAGTTAAGCCTTTAACAGCCATGGTTATATCCTCTCTTAGTTTTTGCCATAGAGCACTTCGGCAGCACTACGCTGACCGGTATTTGCGGCGGAAACCATGTTGTCTTCCGACATGGCCTTACCGATTTTCACGAACGCTTTCACCAGTTCGGGGTGATTACCGAGGCCGGTTTCGTTCAGGTATTCTTTGAGCTCGGGAGTGCTGAACGTTTCCAGCGCCTGTTGCGCTTTGCTCAGGCTGGCGGTGAGTTTGTCGCCGCCAATCTCTTTGTCGGCTTTCACGTCCGCCGCCCAGTCCTGAGTTTGTTTCTGCCAGGCTTCCACCTGACGCTGCTGCACGCCAGCCAGGATTTTCGGGTATGCGTCCACCAGCTTCTGCGCCTGCTCATTAGTCAGGTTCAGTTCGCGTGCCACCGGTTCGAAGTCTTTCAGGGCTTCCGTATCCAGTTCAACGCCTTCAGCGGCTTTGAATTCATAGGTTTCCGGCGCGCCTTCAGGTTTTTTGTTTTCTTCTTTTCCGTCTTTCTTTTCGCCAGGCTTCTCTTCATCCTTTTTCGGCTGCTCGGTAGTGGGATCCGGCTTTTGCTCAGCGTTATCCTGAGACTGGCCTTCTGCCTGCGCCCCCGGTTGCTGAGATGCATCGCCCTGTGATTGCTCAGTGGCAGTCACTGCCGGTGCGGAAGCGGCCGGAGCTGCACCGCCATCGGCAGGCTGCTCGTTGCAAAGTCGGCGATAAAGTAAACGTTCAAACAAATTCATGATCACTCCTGTTTAGCGGCTTCATCAGCCATCTTCAGATAGAGTTCGGGGCAGCAGGTCATAACGCGCTGAAACAGCGCCAGCGCCAGATTGCGCTGCCCTTCGTTGAAAGCTGTGATATGCGGGTCGGCGGCAAAGCAGGCGGCAAACACCTTTCCCTGTTCAAGCACCTGCCACACAACGCGGCGGCCACGCTCGGAGCCCATAACAAAATGGATATCTTCGGCGTCTCGCTCTTCGCGCTCTGCCATGCGCTTCAGTTGTTCAGCGCTCGGCTGCTCATCTTCATAGAGGTCTGTCATTGCTGATTACCTCCAGCCGCTGCGCGGGTGAGCGCGGTCAGCGCGCTTGGATCTGACGTCTGCGCTTCGCTGAGGGTCTTGGCACCCTGCGCCGCTGCCATTGCTATGGCTGCGTTTTGCTGCATCTGTTGCTGTTGTGCGCGGTCCTGGCGGATTTTATTCACCTGCTCCTGCGGGAGAATGACCGTGGCTGATACGCCGGACATATCGGCAAACGTGTCGATAGCCTGATCCACGTTCAGCTTGTCGAGCGCTTCAGGTTTCGCCGCGGCAAGCTGGCCGATAAATGTCACGGTATTGGCGAGGCTGGACAGGCCGATAGACTTCTGCGCCTGCGCCATAACGGAGATGTATTCCACGCGCAGCGGCGTGCCGCTGAGCGCGTCCGGCGGCGGAGGAAGCATGTTCTTTTTCACCATCATCGAGAAAGCGCGGTCGATCAGCGGGTTCAGGCATTCGTCGTTGAGACGCTCCAGAACCGGACCGAGCATCAGGAGCTTCTCTTCCTTCATCTCAATCACGGCTTCAACAGGCATTGAGCGCGTGTTGATCTGCTGCAACATCATGAACAGGTCAACGAAGTAGGCACTGTTGATCACCTGCCGCGTGTCCTGAATGTCAGCCAGCAGGTCGGCAGTATTCGGGTTAACCAGGTAAGCAGGTTTGAAACCATCCTGATTGCCCATCTGGTCGATATACGTGATGTCGCCAGGCAGCAGGGAAACTCGCTGATTCTTCAGTGATGACGGGCCGACCATTGGCGGGTTAGTGGCTTTGTCGATCAGTTGTGACTTGCGCCTCTGCTCAAGCTGAAGGGCTTTAACCTGACCAAGGGCAATCATGCCAGGGCAGGATGAGCCGTAGACGTCCTCGCCGTTAACTTCCCAGCGCGGCGCCATGATGGGGAATTCGTCGTAGCCTGATTCGCGCAGCACTTTGTCACTGTCGCCGCCAACCTCGAAATAGACGGACTTATACAGCTTGTTTTTGCTGTCGAGCTTTGCCGTATCGCGGTTTATGTTCGGGAAAACAGAGTGCATCACTTCGATCCACTGCTCGTAGTTTCCCGACTCCCACATGCTTTTAACGGACGTGCTGACCTTATCCAGTCCAAATTCCATGACGATCTGACGAACGGTCATTGAGAACTTGCGAAAGCAGGTGTCGACGCTTCCGCGCGGGCTGTTTGCCAGCCAGTAGCTGCCAATCGGGAACATCATCGTACGGATAATGTCGTCATCATCTTCCAGCACAGCCATAGCGCCAGTGCCCAGCGTGCCCAGGCTGCCGTAAAGCAGGGGCAGTGACTGATAAAGGTTCGACTTATTGAACATATCGTTCATGCGGCGCTGCACGATTTCGAGCCACAGCTTAACCGGGCCGTAATCCATCATGTCAGGGTCAGGCGTCGCCAGACGGAACCACGGACGGGCCGGGCTGGTGATGCCGGACATCATGCCGCTGGACAGTGTCCGGTTTGCCATGGTCGCCGTTGGGTCAACGATTTTGGTGTTGCGCCGCTCGCCGCGATTCACCTCAGAAGTGAGGAAGCGTGATCCGCGAGGGTTGATGAAATCAGTGAGGTCGCGCCAGTGTGGATCGAATGACGACCGGTCATTTTCCAGTTGAGCAAACTGTTTCAGCAATTGCTCTTTGATGGTTTCGTTTGTCCCGGCCATGACGGTCCCTTACTGGCCCAGCAGCGTTTTACCGCTGGTATTAGCGGCAGAGGTGTCGCCCTGTGCGCCGGTCAGCAGAGTGGAGTTGCGGCCTGCTGCGGCACGACGGCGGCGCGTCTCATCGTCACGAGCCTCAACGACGGCGGCGTCCTGTTCCTGCGGTGCTGCCTGGATTTCCGGCGCTGCCGGTACTGATGGTGAGCTACCCATGCACATTTCAATGACTCCGCACGCGATTAAATTATTACCAATTTAACCACATAAGGATTATTTAGCGTAGGGTATTGACATATTACGGTGTAATTATTACCTTTTAGGTAACACAAGCACGCGCTTGCGTGGAAAAGCCAGACGAGAGGTGGAAGCCCTCGCCGGAGACGTAACCGGAAAGATGTACGGCGTATGGCACATGCGTCGCAGCGGCCTGACAGGTTCCTTTGTGGTGAATGCGCAGACTGATGCGCGACCGATGTATAAACAGCGCTCATGGCAAGCCGTAACCAATCGGCGCCTCAAGACAGTGTCACTGGTGGTGCGGGCGCTCCAACCAGTAAGCCGGATTCTCGGCCCGGCCACCACAACCCAATCACGCTTAGGACCGTGATAACGCAGTACCAGTGTGAATCTTGGCGGCACAGGTTTTTTTTGAATCCTTTCCTGATGCCGCCCTTTTTACACCAGAACGTCATCGCGATGGCTTTCTGTTGTAAACCCCGTAACTCCCATTGGTTTTAGTTAGCCCGGTTCGCCGGGCATTTTTTTAAGGTGAATATCATGATCGAGAGCATTTCTAAAGAGGAAACCCTTCCTACCCGTGAACAAGACCGCGCCGCCTGCATTCACATCCACAAGCTTCAGTGCCTCTCTTCGGTGCTGGAGAAAAACGCGGGTTTCGACAAAGCATTCGCAGAAAACATCGCCGAAGCGATCAACGCTGCGTTTGATAAAATCACTTATTGATTGCGTGACATGTCACAATAGCCCGCCGAGTGCGGGCTTTTTGATTGATTCAAGATGAACGGTCTATGTTGAACATAGGTCGTCATGGTTAAGCTAAGAACATTTAGGTGTCCTTGATTTCAAGGAGTCCTACTGGATGAACTAAAAAGCTAGAAATCTGCCTTTTAAAATGCCCACCATCAATTTTATGTAACTGATTCAATTAATAAAAAAATGAGTTCGAAAAATTCGGAAGGGTCGGATTTGAAATCCGCACCCTATGCATAAGGGTCATACTCCGTTATGGCTCTACCCTGCTGCCCATCCTGCCCCGGAATGCGCAACCGCTTCGCCACCGGGAAAGCAAAGGTCAGCAGCAGCGCATCGCCCTTGCCTGGAGATCGCCCGAGACGGTCTCTGATATCCTCTTTCGGCTCCATAACTATCTTGCCGTCCACCCGCACCTTGTACTCTGCCGCCGACAAATCATCAGCTGTTTCTTGGTCATCCAGCGCACCGCCAAGCTTAAGCCACGTTTTGCAACTGTTGAACATCTCACCACGCTTGTTGAGCATCTGCGGGTCAGTCGATGCACCGCCGAACGGCACAAGCTGCCAGGATCGCCCCCAGCCGTCGCCGATGGACTTCAGGCCGGTGCCGTAGCCGAAATCGATAAACACCGCGTCAGCCTGGTACTGGTCCTCGAAGTCAGCGATGCGCTTCGCCATAATCAGATCGTCGGTGGTTTTACTGCCAGTCCATAACACTTTGCTGTGCAGCCCCTGCCTCAGGTATATCACCGCGTCATCCACGCCGGAATAAGCCGGGTCAACTCCGATAATCACCGGAGCGTGCGCCACCTGCGCAGCGGTCACCACGCGCTTCATCGCCTCGTCAGTGAGACCTGTCGGGATAAACTGCAGCTCTGACGCATCCGGGAATATCCCGCGAACACGAACCTTCACAAAGTCGCTGTCCTCGCCGTAGTCGTCCACCCATTTCTGGAGCTGCTCTTTGTTTGTTCCCTCTACAGTGCGGCTGTCGATCTGCTTTGCCTTCCAGCGGTGTTTATATTTGCGGAAACACTCGCGGAAACGACCGGTGTTACGCGTCGGGTTACCGAACGCCACCCAGATAATCTCTGTATCCTCATCCGTCAGCGCCCCTTCGGCTACTTCCCACACCAGATCGGCAATGTTGGAGGCTTCGTCGAATACCACGATGATGCGCTTACGCTCGTTGTGCAGTCCTGCGAATGCCTCTGTGTTGTGTTCTGACCACGGGATAGCATCGGCGCGCCAGCGCTTATCGTGGCCCGTATCGTTGCTGTACATCGCTGTGGCGGTGGTTGTGAACCAGTCTTTAGTGATTGCCAGGTTCGACCATTTAATTATTTCCGGCCATGTTTTAGTGCGTAGCTGGTTCTCTGTATTGGCTGTCACAACGACTTTGCAGTCCTCGCAGGTATCCATACCCCACTTGATAAGCATCGAGATAAACGCGGATTTGCCGATGCCATGGCCCGATGCCCTGGCAATCATCAGCGGTTGGTGCCGCGTCTCCGGATTCTGGAGGTGATCGCCTATTTCCCGGAATGTATCAGCCTGCCACTGGCGCGGTCCTGATGCGTGTGCCAGTTCCCCGCCATCCTCTCCCCAGGGAAACGCGTAAAGCGCATAGCCCAGCGGGTCATGTGTAAAGCTGGCGATGTCGTCAATCAGCTGTTCTTCCGGGGGAATGGCGACGTCTGTCACTGGTCACCGCCCTGCCGTTCTTTCAGGCGCTTCCTGGCGGCGGCCATGCGGTCGGCGATGGTGACCGTGCCGGATACCTCCACGCGGTCTTTGAATGCGTTGACGTCGACGTGCTTACCAATCAGCTCGAGGTTCTTCACCTTGTCAGGCCATTTGATTTTTTTGAGGATACCAACCAACTCTTTCTCGTCACCACGGCCTTCGAACATGTCTGCCAACTCGAAACCGGTCAGGTACTGACGCCAGACCTTCGGCCATTCAGAAACTGGTTTAATGCTCATGTCGTCGTTGAGAATGTCGATCACGTCCATCTGGTCAATTTCCACCAGCCGATTCAGGACATAATCCGCACTGACTTTCAGCCGCTTGTTGCGTTCAGCCATCAGCTCAGCAATCCGTTTCTGGATACGCTCATCGCGCATATTCTGACTGGCAAACTTTGCGGCTGTCTTGGGTGAATAACCGGCATTAACTGCCGCCTGAGTCTGATTATCAGGGGATTTGATGTATTCCTGACAATAAGCTTCCTGGATAACCGTCAGAGGCTTAAACTGTGTTGAGGGTCTTTTTGCCATGGCATCCTCACTAAATTGTTACCGCAATGGTAACAGGATACCATGTTGTTACCGCTATAGCGCAATACCGTGTACTTTTACGCCGAGCTGTTCGAGGTGTGCGTCAAACGACATTCGCGGCGGCAATTTCTTTTCTCGTCTGGCCATGAAGAAATCAACCGCGTACTGGTAGGCGTAGGCCTCATTCTCAAAGACATTGTCGGTCAACTTTTTCCATCGCCGGTGCCAGAGGTACTCCGCGACGTGCCAGCCTGGAGAGCAGTACCAAACGACAAAGACTTGCCTGTCCTGGTCAGCGCAGAGCACGGACGATTTCAGAACGTCGCCGGGCGAAAGAATGAAATATTTGGACTCAAGGAGATAGCGAATAATCATGATGCCTCCCGATAAACACTGTATGCATAAACAGTATAATCAGGAGGTGATTTTTGCAAGAGGGATGTGGTTACGTTTTCGTGACATGTCACACAGCTAATTTTACTTCATGCCATCCGCTGGTTACCCAGCACTGCGAATCACCCTGGCAGGGGCAGGACTCCAACGGAAGTTTGTCGCCGCACTTGCCACATTGTCGGGTGTTGATCGACTTAATGCGTCCACGGGCGCGGGCATCGTCCTGGCGAATCAACAACGCGATATACTCCGCCATGTCGTATGGGTCTTTGCCGGGGCGCCGGGCGGCGCAGTTACGCGCCAGCATTTCCAGCTCCTGTGCATCGAGCGTCAATTCAAGCTTGCGCTCACCAGCAGCGGCCTGGCGGGCTCGCTGCTTTGCTTTACGTACTGATGCTGATTCAGGCATCACTCACCGCCCGGTTTCATCTTGCGAATCTCTACCGGGTGAACAGGGACGGCTTTCATTTCGCCATCATCCAGCGCTGTAAGCTGTGCTGATACCAGTTTGGCTTCCCACTCGTTTAACACCCGGATATAACCCTGACCGGTAGATGCGTCCGTGAATACCAGTGCCGCGTTAGTCAACTCTACGGTGTGCATCATTCAGCCTCCTGCTTCGGTGCGGCTGCCATCTCACGAATAATTCGCTTAATTCCTTCAATACGGTCATCGTCAACAGGGTCTAACGTGTCGATGCGGTCGAGCATTACCAGTGCTGCATTGGCCTTGTCGCTTCCAGTCCAGCCATCCGGGATTACCGGAGAGTTCAGAGCATCGCGGTCTGCCTGTACTGCTGGCGCTGCGAGCATGGCGGCGCGGCAATGCCTACACTCCCTTGCCTCGATTCCCATACTTGGCCCGTGGTAAATTTCTACGAATCCACCGCCATCACACCATGGGCATTCCTTGCGGATTTTTAATTCAGGCACGCTCGTAACTTGCGGGGCTGCGTAGACAAGCAGCTCCCCGTTATCAATGGGCCATTCACCGTCTTTCACGTAATCAGTGGTGCCGTCTACCTGCTGGTCGATGATGTGAAAACTTCCGATTGGCTTCTCAGCGGCGGCGCGGTACTGCTGTAGCTCGCGGGCTATTGACTCTATATCGCGATAATCGGTCAGCACAGAATCGTCGCAGACCTCAGCGCGGGCGATGATTTCAGCGAGCCGTTTTGGTGATACGCGTTCGTTGATTGTCATGGTTATTGCTCCTCCGGCCAAATAACCGCGTCGGCCTTACCAGTTAAAACCTTCCATGCTGCTTTAATCCGTGAAGTTAAGCCAGCCGATACTGGGCGAGCAGGCACCCAACCGTCAGGTGTTTCTCTGTAATTACTGAAAGCTGAGTCGATTAAATCTTGCAATTTGTACGTCATATCCCTCACCCCTCCACCGTTACGCCCGCCGCGCGTATCGCGGCCTGATATTTGAAATGCGCTTCCGTTCTGTCACAGTCATCAGGCAGATAAGGAATTTTCACAGTGACCGTTCGCGCTTCCGATTCCAGCGGAGGCAGGTCAGGCGTAGTGACGCCAAACATCGCAGCCAGAGCGCGATAGTTTTGCTCGCTGTGATAGCGGCCTTTACAGCGCACCAGTTTTTCAGCGGCGGAAGATATCGCTTCCAGTTCGGCGATGCGCTCCCGCATGGTGTCGATATACTCAACCAGAGAACCGCCGTGCGGGATTTCGCATTCCTCAACCAACTGGAAATAAATATCCGCCGCCGCCCTGGTGTCGCTGTGTTTCGCGTCACCCATTTCGCCCTCGCGCAATGCGTCGCGCTCAGCAGTTACCCGCTCCAGTTCATCAAGCAGCGCCAATATCATTCCCGGGGTTAGAGATTCGCAAAACTCATCGTGGTCATAGCCCCAGTCGTCAGAAGCCGCCCGTTCCGCCACTTCGCGCAGTTGCGCCAGTTGTTCTGCTGTAGTCATGCTGCGCTCCCTTCAATCTTGTCGTCGAATTCATCTTCTATCAGGTCATCGCCCTGGAATGGTTCACACGACGACGCGCATCCATCGCCGTCATCAGGGTTAGTTTTTGTCAGATAAATAAGCCGCTGCCTGTCTTCCAGTTTTGCATCTGCCATTAGCTGATCCGTATTCCGTTTTTTGCGCCACCAGGTATGGCCTTCCTTGGCCTTAACCATCCCGTGGCGCGCCTCCATATCGCGATTCCATGCAAACCACTCCGGGTGTTCGTGAGCGATAAGATAGAGCTTTGCGTCGCTTTTTTTGAAACAGGTCATGCAGTTCCCATAGTGGGGGGGGATAGTCAGTTTGAACGGCATCTCATCCCAGAAGTCGTTGACATCCTGCTTATCGAATCCGCCCCAGTGACACAGCGGATAGACCAGGTTGTAACGTTTAGTAGATGCCTTATCCATGCTGGCTCGTTCTGGCTCATCAGCTCGCATGCCAATTGCGGTTTTTGCCGACCACCCTCGTCGCGCCAGACCAACGGCACGCATCCATGAGCGGATGGTTTGGGTCTTCAGATAGTCACTGCATTTCTGGCGGGACACATTGGGGATACCCTCCACACTGATTAACTTCTCAAACGGCTCGCCCTTCCGCGCCGCAGTTTCGAAGCTGACCACTTTATGCCGCATGCCAACGCCTGGCTCTGAACTTGTTATACCCTCAAGCCATACGAGATTTAGCCCGAAAAGTTCATCAACCTTGTCAGCGAAAATCAGCGTCTCTTCGTGTTCCCTTCCGGTGTTCGCGAATACAAAGTGAAACTCATAAACATCTGCATAGTTCTGAAGCAGAAAGTCGCACATGAATGCTGACGACTGCCCACCAGAGAACGACACAACCAGAGGCTCTTTGCTCATACCTGGCTCCCGCGAAGCTGTGCTGCGTACAATTCAACCCACTCGGCCATTTCCACTGCGCCCTTCATCTGAGTATCGCTATTGCGTCTGGCGAGCCATGCGCAATCCTGGAATGTTCTGCCAAAGCGGCGCTCTACCTCCTGTTTTGCTGCCTCGAAAGTCGCGTCAAGAATTGCGTCACGCTGTTCGTTCACCCATGCGTCCGTGTTGGGGATTGGCTCTTGCGGCGATACGGCAATACGAATGGTTTCTAGTGCCGGGTCTGTTTCCACTGTCGGCACTTGGATATAACCCAACTGGACTCCGTTCATGATGAACGTGCGGCGGTCTTCACATATCGCCTTCAGCGCCGCATTCTCAGCGCATACATCGTTCAACTTCGCCGTCAGCGCATCACTACGCGCACTCTGCACGTCCAGCGCCGATGCAAGCTCGGTCACCATCTTCGCAATCGTGATGATCGGCGTGTCGTCACTCATTGCCGCTGCAAATTCGTGTCCGACACGAACCAGATGTTTAGTCTTGTCACCCATCATTACCCCCGCTTACCCGTATAAGTTATTGATTACGTTGATATCAAAAAGGATCGTTATTTGATGCCACTTCCAAATCTCGCTATTAGCAGCGCATCAGCGATCGCCTGCCCTTTGGCTTTTGCGTCAAGAAATCGCAGTTCGGGATAAAGCTGAATTGCCCGGCTGCGTGCCGCATCCTTGTCACTGCCAATCAACCCTGCCGCCTTCTTCCAGGCCTGTGGCGTAACCAGCGTGTAGGGGATGTTCAGCCCCTGCAGTAACCCCTCAGCAACGCCAGCTGCGTGCCCGAAGGTGAACATGCTGGCCGTTCCCTGCCCCGGCATGGCGCCGACCTGTTCCAGAAATGCCTCGTTGATTTGGTATTGCCTGAGCCATGCGGCTGCGGCTGCGCCGTTTACCCTGGACTTTGTGCCGACTTTGATGGTTGGCATGTTCAGGTGGTCGATGTACCCGCCCTGCTCTGTGATGAGAACAAGAGCGCCGCTGCATCCAGGGTCTATCCCTAAAATCACCATGCTTTACCTCTTGGGTAATTTAAAACCACATAAGAATTAAATTCAATAGTTATGCGCATTATTTTTTACCTTGCAGGTAATAATCACATCGTAAAAAAATGCGCTCCCGCGCCGCTGGCATTCTATCCGGTAAAGCCGTCCGGTATGCCGCTGTAGTCCTCTGACGAATGACACGACTTAAACGCCTTATCCTGGCGTCTTGACACTCCTGCTGGCTGCTTATGCGCTCTTGACTGCTGAACACTGCGCGCCAGCTTTTGCATCCACTGATCGTGATGAAACGCCTTACCCTCTGCTTTCCAGTACGTCACGAAATCAGCGAGTTCTTCAGGTGTTACATCCCCGGCCAGGTTAACCCCCCATAATGCTGCGCGGCGCAGGAAATCATTATCTGGTTGCCAGTCCTCGCTCATGGCGAATTTATCCTGCGATCCGGTTCCGCCTGATGGGACATATCCATTCAGCACGGCGTTGTGTGCATGTGGTTCCGGGTCGCATCCGCTACCAGAGTTATCCACAGGCAAATTACGTTCGCTCTCTGTGTGGGGTTTATCTTTTATATCTTCTCTTCTCTTCTCTTCTCTGGTCCGCTTTTTGTCCGCTTCTGATGCGGACATTTTGCGGACGTTTCTCTTCCTGTCTGCGTCCTGCGCACGACGCTTGGCAGACTGTCCGTTATGGGCTTCAAAGCGCGGCATTACTAGGCTTTCGCCATTTTCTTCAAGCCATCCGACAGCCATCATTGCCCGTGAAAATCCCGGAAAGCCGATCAGGTCGTCGAGTGTGTCCGCGCTGTATCCGTCAAGAAAACCGTCTACAGAGTGGACATCAAAAAGACACCATGCGGAATGTAGTCCGCCAACTATCCGCAATCTGTCCGCTTTCAATGCGGACGCCATGCGGACAACTTTCGGATGCGTGTGCAGGTCCGCGCGCATTTTTATCCAGTCACCGGCCATAACAAACCCCCATATAAGCCCGAATGAATGCCGCAGCCGCCTGTGCGTTTATGGCATTGCCGTAGCCCTTCAGCCTGCCGACGCGGTTGCTGCTTGCCACTCTTGCCACCCTGGACTCGACTCGTCCCAGGCGTGCGGCAGCCCCATCAACCAGCGGGAATGTTCCGGGTTCAACTGGACGCCATTTGCCATCTCGACATAACAGCCAGTCCGCATCTCGCCAAAAACCGTTAACCTCAAGGGGCCGCAAAGACTGGCCGCCCAGCCAATTTTGTTCGGCGTTTCCCGACCATCCCCGCTCATTTGCACAGTTGTCGCATTGGTTATGTAGTTCACTTGCGGTGTTGGCCATCCCGTCATAAATGCCTGGCGCGGCAGTTGATCCACTCTGTCCTTCCCGTCCCGCTGCGCCGTCATGCCCGCTGAGTCTTTCCAGTCGCGAGACGTTGGCGTTACCCATCCCGCAAGAAGGACCGTTCCCGGTAGTTTCAGGCAGATTTTCGGCGTTCCGTCCGGGTTCTTTCCGCTGTAACAATGGGTTGAACCGTTCGCATCGTTCGCCACTGGCGTCTGCCAACCCGTCAACCGCGCAGCCCCGGCGACATGCTGCAAGCCCCGTTTGGTTTCCGGTTGCGGATTCGTGTTCGCTACCGGCTTGGGCCACCCAGTAGGCCCGCTCTCTGATGTGCGGGGCACCGATGCCCGCTGACGTAAACGGCACAAGCCCAAAGGCGTAGTCCACTCCTTCCAGGTCTGTTTGTACAAGGTCGAACCATGCGTTTGCGTTACCTGCTGCAACCTGTTCGCCAAAGACATGCTGAGGTCGGCACTCGCTGATGAGGTGGAAGAAAGCGGGCCATAAGTGCCGCTCGTCAGCAAACCCATCGCCTTTGCCTGCCGCGCTGAAAGGCTGACACGGGCAGGAGCCTGTCCAGACTGGTTTATCGTCGGGCCATCCGGCGAGACGGAGGGAATGAGACCACACGCCGATCCCGGCGAAAAAGTGGCACTGGGTGAATCCGCGTAAATCGGCTGCTGTAACATCTTCAATACTCCGTTCGTCAACTTCACCCGGCGCGATGTGACCGCCGGCGATTAAATTTCGCAGCCACTGTGCGGCGAATGGGTCGATTTCGTTGTAGTAAGCGACTGGTTTCATAAGAATGTCCTGCGGCAGTAATACCAGTCCTGAACCAGGATGATGACAATCAGAATCAACCAGCCGATTTGATAGGTGTTTTCAGTAGTCATGTTGCTTCCTGGGCAGCACGAAGGGCTGAGGTAAATTCGTTACGGTGTTTGTTGGCGCTTTCCAGCGCACACTGAACACAGGTGCAGCTCAACACGTAACGCTCGGATTTATGACCGTTTCGACATGGCTTTCCGGTGTAATACTTGTTCAGGCCAAGCTTAGCGGCGGCCATGCGGGTGATGATTTTCACGTTTTAGCGCCTCCTTTTTTGCTATTGGTATTGGCTATTTTTGTCTTGCAGCAAAAAAAGATCAACCACAAACGGATAATTATTACCTTTACGGTATCAATAGATATGAAAAGACCGCCAGAAGGCGGCCTTATGTGCGATTAAGGGGAGATCAGGAGTAGAAAAACGTGGCAAGCTCGGGCTTGGTTTTAACCCATCCGTGAGAACGGGCAGCCTTAAAAAGCCCATCCATCAGTCGCTTACCGGGTAATTTCCGCTTTCCTGTCAGGTGGGTCTGGATGTAATGACTGGTGGTCCCGGCCTCGTCTGCGAACGCTTCACGCTCATCAGGCGTTAATGCCAGCCAGTGCTTCTTGAAATCGAATTGAGTGTTCTCGTTCATGACTATTGCCTGATATTCATTTCAGATAATAAATATTCACCCATCAGGTAATAAAAATCAAGGTTTGTTACCTTTCAGGTGCATTTACCCCACAGGTAAAATCGCTTTAAATTGAATCACCAATTGATTCACATCCGAGAAATAACTTTCTGACATGAAAAGCATCCACGACGTTCGCCGCGAAAACCTGAAAGACGTAATTGACCGTGAGTTTAACGGCGTACAGTCTCGCCTGGCGGAAAGAATGGTGACGCAACCCAACCTGATTAACCGTTGGGCGAATGGGAAGAAGATTATTGGCGATCAGTCAGCGCGCAAAATTGAGAAGGCTGCCAATAAACCAACAAACTGGCTGGACATCGACCGCAGCCTTTCCATTCGTGAAGAGGAAAGCAAAGTGGACACTGGCGACGCGTGCGAGCTGGCCGCCCATAACCTTCGTGCGTGGATGAGTGAAAATCGTGAACTGTCATCACAGCAGAGACTGGCAGAAGCATCAGGTATCAGCCAGTCTTCAATCAACAGGATGCTTCGCAACGAGGTTTCGATCACCATTGCGAACCTGGACGCAATCGCCGCGGCGTTCGGCCGTCGTGGTTATGAACTGCTGATACCGCCTGACGACCCGGGCGTGATTAAATACGACCGCTCGCGGTATGCATTGTTACCCCGCAGTGAAAAAGAAAAAGTCGAAAGTTTCATTGATTTTGTGATGATCCAGAACAGTAAAAATCACGAATAATACACATAACTTTCAATAACTAAGCCGCCATTTAGCGGCTTTTTTTACACCCCAATAATTACCCTTCAGGTAATTTTTAGTGTTCATATCTATTGACATCGAATCACATACGCATAATTATTACCTCATCGGTAACAACGACGAGTAACGATCATGCAATGGAAAATCATTAACGGATGGTACTGCGTTACTGCTTGCGGGCTGATGAGTACAAAGGTCCGCACTCTGCGAGAAGCCATTACATGGGCTTTTGTGACCAAGGTGGCAGCAAAAACTGATTTGGAAATGGGGGTGAGCAAGTGAGTGAATTAGCAATTATCGAAATTAAACCGGAGCAGGCACCGGTGTTGTACGTGCCAAATGGGCTGGAACAATTCCTTGAACAAATCCGCGCTGAGGTTAACGAAGTGCCGGACCTGTCCACAGCGAAGGGCCGCGCCCGCGTTGCATCACTTTCCGCGCAGGTATCCCGCAGCAAGACAGCTATCGAAAAACCGGGGCGTGATTACCTGCGTCATCTGAAAGAAGCCGTGAAACCCGCAGAAGCAGAGCTACGCCGCTTCGTGAATGCCTGCGATGAGTTGCGTGATGAAGTGCGCCGCCCGCTAACCGAGTGGGAAGCAGAACAGGAACGTATCGCCGCCGAAAACCAGATGAACGCATGGCACGAAGAGGCGCTGGGAATGAATGCTGACTTCGATATCCAGTTTGCGGCTCGAATCGAATCAGATCATGAACTGGCTCTGTTGATGAACGAAAGGCAAGACAGGGAGCTCGCAGAAGCCCGCGCCGAAGCAGAACGCCAACGCATCGCCCACGAAGAAGAACTGAAACGTCAGGCGGCAGAACATGCACGCCGAGACGCCGAAGAAGCTGCTCAACGTGAACGGGAAGAAGCTGCACGTCGTGAAGCAGAACTTAAAGCTGCAGCTGAGCGGTCTGAACGAGAGCGCATTGAAGCTCAGCAACGGGCCGAGCGCGAAAAGAAAGAAGCAGCGGACCGGGCTGAACGCGAGAAGCAGGAAGCCATTGCTGCCGAGCGCCGCCGCCAGGAAGAAGCGGAAGCGACTCGCCAAGCTGAAGCAAAACGCATCGCCGATGAAGAAGCCCGCCGCGCAGCAGATAAAGAGCATCGCAGAACAGTTAACAGGAAAGTGATTACTGATCTTGTCGCTCAGGGCATTGAAGAGTCAGTAGCTAAGGATGTGGTTTGTGCCGTGGCTACTAACAAAATTGCATTCCTCACCATCAATTATTGAGGTGTTTATGTGCTTTTTACAGGTACAGCGGCTGAAAAAAATCATGGCCAGTTTCGATGCTGATTATGCAGCCACCAAAGAAGTCGATGCACGCCAGGAAGAGCTGGATCAGGCAGTTAAAAACTACTCAATTCAGGACGTGCTGCGCCAGCGCTGGGAAGGTTTAGGCGTCCGCCGCGAAGTGGTCGCAATGGTTTTTGAGGATATCGAATTCGAAGAAACCCTGGGCGCAATGATGCGCGAGTTGTCAGGAATCGCGGCCCGTTATGACCTGGCGGACAAAATCGACAGCGCGAGGGATGCGGCATGAAACCTGGCATCTATTTCGACATTAGCAATGAAGACTACCACGCCGGGGACGGCGTGAGTAAGTCCCAGCTGGATATGGTGGCGCTGAACCCGGCGCTTCTACAGTGGCAGAAATCAGCACCAGTCGATACCGAAAAGCTGAAAGCGCTGGACATGGGCACCGCCCTTCACTGCCTGCTTCTTGAGCCGAATGAATTCGACAAGCGATTCATAGTGGCGCCGCAGTTCAACCGGCGCACTACCGCCGGTAAAGAGGATGAAGCTTCCTTCCTGCGTGATGTTGAAGGCATGGGCATGACGGTTATGGATGCAGAGCAAGGTCGCAAACTGCAGCTAATGCGCGAGAGCGCCCTCGCCCACCCGGCGGCGCGCTGGATGCTTGAGCAGGACGGTTATTGCGAAGCATCAATGTACTGGAATGACCCGGAGACGGGTGAGCTTTGCCGGATCCGTCCAGACCGCTACCTGAGCCAGCACCCGGTAATCGTGGATGTGAAAAAAGTTGCCGACATGAATCGCTTTTCGCGCCACGTAGAAGAGTTCCGGTATCACGTACAGGACGCTTTCTACCGTGAGGGATTTAAGCAGGTAACAGGCGAATCCCCTGGTTTCTTCTTTATCGCCGTAAGCGAGGCCATCGACTGCGGTCGCTACCCGGTGCGCGTGTTCGAGCTTGATGCGCCAGATATCGACGCCGGGCACGCGCTGTTCCGTCGGGATCTGAACACCTATCACCAGTGCCGCATTTCAGATGAATGGGGCGGCGTGGAAACCATTAAACGCCCAGAGTGGGCACGCAAACAGGATATGTACGTATGAGCAACGATCTCACTTTGACCGCGCAGCCAGGCGCTACCGTTGGCACCGCTGCGGCGATTTTCAGCCCTGAAGGGCTAAATCAACTGGTTCGCTTTGCTGACCTGATGGCGCAAAGCAAGGCGACTGTTCCTTCTCACCTGGCTGGCAAACCATCTGACTGCCTGGCAGTAACGATGCAGGCTGCACAGTGGGGCATGAACCCGTTCGCAGTGGCGCAAAAAACGCACGTTGTTAACGGAACCCTGGGATATGAAGCGCAGCTGGTTAACGCAGTTGTGTCCTCATCAAACCTGCTGGCGACTCGCCTTAATTATCGCTGGGATGGTGACTGGTCAAAGGTGAACGGGAAAACGGATAAATCACCAGACCTCACAGTAACAGTATGGGCAACGCTTAAAGGCGAATCCGAACCGCGAACGCTGACCATCAGCATGGCACAGGCCGGTGTACGTAACTCCCCTCTCTGGGAGCAGGATCCTCGCCAGCAGCTTGCATACCTGTGCGTTAAGCGCTGGGCGCGCCTGCATGCCCCTGATGTCCTGCTCGGCGTGTACACCCCTGATGAACTACAGGAGGCGGCACCGCGCGTTGAGCGTGATGTTACTCCACCTCCTGCCACTGCATCCGGTATGAATAAGCTGATCAATGCGAAACCTGAGCAGAAGCAGGAAGAAACGAAAAAGCCAGCAGACGACCGGGATCCGGAAGAAATCCTGAGCGCGTTTTGCGATGCGGCAATGCGCTACAACACCGTGGCAGACCTGGACAAGGCCTACAAATACGTAGCGAAACACCTGGTCAATGATGATGACCGTCTGGCTAAAGCCACTGACGTTTACTCCATCCGACGCGATGAGTTAACAGACGTTCCTATGTAACACCACCGCGGCGCCGCGTGCGCCGCACTTAAACCAAAGAGAGGTATCTATGAAAGGTGCATTTGACAAAAAGAAACTCCTCGAGGTGGTGCCACTGTCATGGAGCACTATCGAGCGGCTTGAAGCTGCAGGCGATTTTCCAAAGCGCTGGTACATCACAGATCGCCGCTGCGCCTGGGCTCAGGAAGAAGTAGAGCAATGGCTTGATAAGCGCAAGGCGGAAAGCCCTGAGGTTTACACCGGAAAAAAGCCCCCGGTTGAGCTTCGGAAGTACCGCCCGGTGAGTAGCGCAGCATGAGAACGCTAACTCGCCACTGGAAACGCTGGTCAGGTTGGTACGTTTATCTGGCCGCAGTATTCGCCTGGCTGACATTGCTGGGCGTCATCCTCACAACAGAAGGGTGGTTGAAATGAGCCAGTCAGTGAAGATGCAAAGATATCACCAGGACTACGCGTCACATAGACGCGTGGAAAAGGTGATAGCCACCAGTCCGGCAGCGATGGAGATCGAGAAGAAAGCGCTGAGCCGGGAGCGGCAAGGCCAGCACCGTATTGCTGCGCGTCTGTGGCTTGAATGCCTGGATGTTGCTGTTGGCGAAGTGGAACGTGCGCGGATCGCTATCCGCCGTGACCAGTGCATCACCAAAAGCAATGGCCTGCGCCGCGGTGATTACTCAGGCGTTTGTGCAACGTGCGGGGTGGTCTATGACTAACGCAAAAGACAACATCCGCGTAGGCCGCATCATCATGGTTTATTCGGAGCAAAAACACGGATGGATTGCCCCGGGCGGCCGCGTGATTCGAAACCCACTGAAAGCCCAGCGACTGGCTGAAGAATTAAACGGTAAGAAGGTGGCAGCATGACCGATAAATACACACTTATCTATGCTGATCCGCCTTGGGTATACCGTGACAAAGCAGCAGACGGAGAGCGCGGCGCCGCGTTTAAATACCCGGTTATGAGCGTGCTGGATATCTGCCGCTTGCCGGTTTGGGAGCTGGCCGCCGAAAGCTGTCTTTTAGCGATGTGGTGGGTGCCAACACAGCCGGTAGAAGCGCTGAAAGTTGTCGAAGCGTGGGGTTTTCGCCTGATGACAATGAAAGGCTTCACCTGGAACAAATGCGGCAGCCGCCAGGCCGACAAACTCGTTATGGGAATGGGCCACATGACCAGGGCGAACAGTGAAGATTGCCTGTTTGCAGTTAAAGGTAACCTTCCTCAGCGCCTCAATGCCGGGATCATTCAGTCATTCACCGCGCCGCGCCTTGCTCATTCGCAGAAGCCAGATTGCGTTCGCGAGAAACTGGTGCAACTGCTTGGCGACGTACCGCGAATTGAACTTTTCGCGCGCCAGTCGTCGCATGGCTTCGACACCTGGGGAAACCAGTGCGAATCGCCTGCGGTGCAGTTGATCCCGGGAACTGTGAGCAGAGAGGTGAAAGCAGCATGACCCGACATGAAGCCGAACGCTATGAGCAAGAAAGCGTAATGCGTGCTGGCGGTATAGGGATCGCGGCTGCGTTACTGCCTGAATGCTCAGCATTAGCACTGTTAACCGCCGTGCTGCGCAACGCGCCGCTGGCACCATCTGATAACCAGGGGAAGATCCGCAATGAGCCTGAAACACCAGTTGCCTGAAATGCAGCAGCGCATGGACCCTGTGATGCTGGCGGCAGCCGCCGATGAATATGCCGATCTGCTAATCACCATGTGCCTGTGCATGAAACTGGCCGGGCCCACCAGGGCGAATATTCGCGGTTGCGCGTTATTGTTAAAGAAAAGGCTTGTGACACGTCACAGCCAGTCAGCTCTCGATAGCATCCTGAATAGCTGGGATCCTGTTGGGCAGTTTCTGAGCCTGCGCCGTGAGGCAAACGAGGCCGCCGCCAGCCATGGAGAGCCGGCAGATAATTTTTTGTGAGAGAGGGAAGACGATGATTAAGGGGAGATTGATAAGCAGCCAACGTTATCTCGATATGGGTAAAGTCAATGATAGGGTATCGCGCTTTAAACGCTTCATAGTATGTGTTTATCCTGTAGTACTACGTGGTGTGCAGTACACCATCTTGATGGATGGGCATCACAACTACGCAGCAGCAAAGTTGGTAGGCGTTGAGCCTGATTATCGACCAATTACCAAAAAGGTGCTGCGTATCCTAAAGGACATGCCAGAGCGTGAACGTGAAGCGTTTTTCATCAACAATGTTACAGACAGTAATTATTACTATGTTGATAACGGTGAAGTTGTTACAGATTTATTATTGCCTGATACCAGTTGCAAATTTCAGGTACACATAGGTAATCAGTGGGTACTTGGTTGACTAACCCCTTCCTTCCATCCACTTCTCAAACTTAACCGGGGAGAAAGGAATCAGATCCGTGTGCTCCCCTGCTATCCAGGCATCAACCATGTCAGCCCACTGCTGTAGCATGTAAGTGCGCTGCCTGGCGTACTCCGCTTTGTTATACACCGCTCTTACGCCCTTCTGTTCGTGCGCCAGCGCTTTCTCTATCCAGTCGGATGGATACCCTGCCTCATGCAGAAGCGTGCTGGCCGTGCGCCGCAGGTCATGTACCGCGAAGTGATCAAGCCCAAGGCCTTCGCGCTGCGCTGTTTCTACCGTCGTATTGATTAACCTGTTTAATGCACCGTTGGATAGCGGTTTGCTTACTGAGTACCGCCCGGGAATGAGGTATTCACTACCACCAGCACACATTTGCAGGCCGACCATCAGATCCTGGGCCTGAGTTGGCAGATAGATTACGTGGGAACGACTGCCCTTCATGCGCGCCGCCGGGATCGTCCAGGTGAATTTTTTGAAATCGACTTCTTTCCAGGTTGCCTCTGTAAATTCGCTTTTGCGAACCAGCGTCAGCAGCACCAGCTTAAGCGCTAGTTTCATCGTTGCCATGGCCCCGACATTATCCAGCGTGCGAAAAAATATCCCCACCTCTTCAGGCTGAAGGCAGCGCTCACGCGGTTTAAACATGGCGATCGATGATGGTTTGATGTCGGCCGCCGGGTTGAACAGTCCGTGCCCTCGGTCATTCGCGAACCGGTAAACGCTGCTGATTATCTCCCTGGCCTGCACTGCCGTCGCCCGGCCGCCGCGCTCGACTATTCGATCGCATAAGTCACGCACCATCGATGTTGTGATTTCCGCCATCACCTTATTGCCCAGCACCGGCATTATGTCCCTGTCTATTACCGACTGTTTCATTGCCCGTGTACTGTCTGCCAGTACGACGTGCCGCATATAGGCGTCGGTATGTACCGCGAATGTTTCGGCACCGCGTATCTTTTTGATACCGTCACGTTTCGCCGCAGACGGCGACTTGCCTGCTTTCAGCAGCTTTTTGGCGGATATGAGTTCCTCCCGCGCTTCTGCCAGACTGATACCGTCACGCCCGTACTGTCCGATCACCAGCGTTTCACGCCGACCGTTAATGCGATAGTCATAGCGGAACGAGACGGATCCGGACGTGAGCACGGCAACGTAGAGCCCGTCACGGTCAGAAACTTTATAAATTTTGTCCTGCGGCTTGAGGTTTTTCAGTTTTGTATCGGTAAGCAC